ATATTTACGTATTTAAAACCCAATAGTTTGTCTAGCTTTTCTTCTGTTATCAGACTACCATTTGTGGTGACCATCAATTCTACATTTTTATGGATACCGCGACTGCGCATCTCATCTAAAAATGTCATAAATTCTGGCACAAGGAACGGTTCGCCGCCTAGTATCTCAACACGTTGCAAGTTAGGCGCATTATCTAACAATTCCGTCAACTGCTCAGTTGTTACCTGATTTTTTTCTCGATTGTATGTAGTAGCAAGTTTCGGTAGCTGACTTCCGCTACTTCCGCCAGCTAAGCCTGCATCTTTGAGCTTTTTCTCATCTGAGATCCAAGCATTTGAGTATGCAGACGAACACATCCTACATTTGAAATTACATAAGTTATTGAACGCTATATCCATATGTAATATGTCATTTTTAACTATACTAGATTTGAAATCTTTTGTATCCCAAAATTCCTTAGCAACAGCTAAAGATTGCCAGTGCAATCGCTTGCTCTTGATACCATCAGATTCTTTACGCAGACAATTTGTACAGCCTCGATTCCAATTGCCGTCTATCTGATCTTGTCGCAACTCTTGGAATGCTTCATTTTCCCACTGCTTTACTATTGACCCGTTTACAACATCACCCATTTCATCTTCGCTCATCTGGCACCTAACGATTTTGCCAGTAGCATGGATATTAATGCTAGCAAATGGCATCATGCATATAGTCGGGCTAAGTTTTTTATTATTCATAGTTCATAATCCTTGCCATCGCTGGAAATGTCGTAGCGAACGACTCATTCCTAGTTTTATCAAAAAATTGAATTCGTTCATTGCGATTAGATGCAGTAACGTCTGTATGCTCGTTAGTTTGCATATATTCTAATGCAGTTTTTATAGTGTGATGATCTTTATGTTTAGCAGATTGGTAATGTTGCATTATCTCTTGTTTTGCATCTGTAGAAATAGCTCGTATGCTCCACAAACTATCAACAAAATGATTATCAAATACACCAAATCCTCGACTCGTGAAATATTCTACAAGATCATCTAGATACATGATATTAAAAATACTAATTGCCGGATCGATACCAACGTGCCATACATCTTTTTTAGTTTCAAAGAAATCTAGAACAGTGTTTACTGTATCCCAGCTACCATTCTTGCGTTGATATTCAAATCGTTCACCGATGTCGTCGATACTTAACGACATTGATACTTGTTTAAATTGGCTGAGTATATCAACAAGCTCTTGATCTGGTACATAGGTAGCATTAGTATTGTACCATACTTGTATCTCACTAAAATGTTTTAACTCTAGCAGTTTCTGTAATAATATCTTGTGTTCTGGTATCATCATCGGCTCACCGCCCATCATGTGTACAACACGAATATCGTTTAAGCTTTGGGTGTCTGTCCAAAACTTGTCAGAGTCTATCCATTTACATTGTTGATTATATTTATATTCGTCACTTTCTTTAAAAGGTAACACAGTAATACCATGCTGTACATTATAATCGTAAGTTTCTTTTAACCATTGAGAACTGTTTATCAGACCGCATATCCTACATTTTAGATTGCATCTATTACCAGCTTTCACTTCTAATTTTAACAGATTGGAATCTAATTTACCACCAGACATTACACTTTGCATGTAATTATCCAACGCCGGTACAGCACTAAATTTTATCCTAGGTGAAAATATATCATTAGATTTCCAACAAGCAGCACACGACGGATGTTGCTGGTTATTAGTAAATGATTCTCTGAATTTAACGTATACCGGATGTTCTAATACATCTGTTAACGATAGGTCATTAATGTTCAATCTATTGCCGTCGTTATCTTCTAATTGATCTGCCATGCAGCATGCTCTAACATCACCATTTGATTCTATAGCAGCATGCACAAACGGCATCGCACAAAAATTATTACCGAGCAGCCAATTTACAACTTTAGAATTGCTATCTAGTGACGACTTGTTAACCGTATCCATTTAATTTCCTCACTCTACAAACAATAATATTATCAGTCGTATAGATATTTTAAGCCAGCATACAGTTCTGGAAATACTGTTTTCCAGTTGGTGTTTCTAGATTTGTCTAGTCTATCTGTCAGGGCAATAAAACGTTTAAGTGCTGATTCGTCATACGTTTCCATATGCGAGTTTAAGTAGCTTATTAGCACTGCTATTTTCTTTTGCCGTTTGTCGTTACTACCTGCCCACGCGGTATATTTCTCAATAAGCAAAGCTTTTAGCTGTGTTGGCAATATCTTAACATCATACCAGTGCGGCGAATTAAGTATACGCACGTGATATTCTGTATCTGTCTTGTCAAAATAATCCAGCAGATTGGTAATTGTGAAACTGTTCAGTATCTGCCAGGTTGTCGAACTAGAACATTGTATGTTAGACACGTTCCAAGATCTTATAGTGTCTAGATTTTTCTCAATAGCATGCCATTTGGACGGATACCGTATATAATCGTTCTGGAAACTATGGTCTTCTAAACTAGTCCTAAGTATAATAGTTTTAAAATGCTTCCATAGATCAAATGATCGAACATGTAAAGCAGTCATGTTAGTATCGTATTCTAACACTATATCGGCTGCACGACCGGCATCTATTATCTTCTGTAAGAACTCGTAATGAGGTTCTATGAGCATTGGTTCGCCGCCGACCAAATAAATCTGCTTCATATACGGTATCTTAGTCTCTAAAGTTTTCCAAAACTGTTCAGATTTCCACCAATCATATGCACCGCCTGCATCATATTTTCCGTTAGCTTTTTTTGTCAGTTTGATAACAGCGCCGCCATCAGTGTACTGTTCAGCGTTGTATAACATGACATAGTCATCATACCATTGGCTGCTACTACTTGGGTGGCACATCACACATTTTAGATTACAGAGATTTCCAAATCTCAGATCCCAGTAACTGGGTTGCCAATCAGTTCGACCGTTGATATCTGTATGTTGTTTAGCGGCATCGAGTGTAAACTCATCTTTATAGATACGGTTGGTTTGCAGGCGGCGACTGTTAGATCCGGCGTCTTCTTTTATCCAGCAAGTGTTGCACAATGGATGTTTTACACCATTTAGCAATGCCAATCTGATTTCTCTAAATGTATCGCCGTTGCGTACCTGATCAAAGTCAGCATCTCTAAAGTTGTAAGGATTGTTATCATCGTCTGACACTATCCCTTGATTTTCGTGGCTGTACATTAAGCAGCAGACTCTGGCTGTGCCATTTGGTTTACTAGCCATACCAACCCAGGGTACAGCGCAGAAAGTGTTTGATGCAAGTTGTTTGGTCATGACACTATATTTTAGTCAAGATTACGGCGAGATACATTATAATAATGTATCTCGCCGTCTAATGTATTGCAAAGATAAACCTAGCAGCCCGGGTTACTTTTTTTATTAAGCTATAGCAGTCTGGCCACCCTGCTGTTGAGCACCGCCTGGTAACGGATCAGCCAAGTTCAATATCCTGATCGGTATATAGATGAACTCAATTGCCTTTTCTGGTTTGATAGCAATATCAATCCAGAGTTCGTTAGCATCGATACGAGCCGGAGTGTTGTTGCTGGTATCGCAGACCACAGCGTAGTCGTACAATGCACGCAGGCCAACTAGATTGCCCATGAAGCTGTTAAATGTGCTAGTCACACTTTGACGTGTTTGTTGATCGTTTGGTTCAAACAAGAACGGTTGTGCCAGCGTGTTCAAGTTGTAAGCCAAATAGTTGATCAAACGTGCAACGTTTACTCTGTCTAGAGCAGTTGCAATTGGGTTCAATGTCTTCTGTCCAAATATTACCAAACCGCGCCCAGGTATGAAACTGATTGGGTTAATTTTGTTGACATACAACACATCTCGCTGCCCTTGGTTCAAGCTCACTGGTTGATATGTACCATCTGACTTGAGGTAACCAACACTCTCAACTCCAGTAACCAATCCGCGGTTAAAGCCTGCTGGTGCAAACCATGGGTAAGCTACTTGGTCATTGTATGCATATGTGCGCAGTGCCATTTCACTTGGCGGTACAAACACGTTGTTACCGTCTAGGTTAGTGCTCAGTGCCCATGGGTAATATATACCTGCATACGGTGATGTAGTGATCAATCCATCTGGACCATTTAGTGCTGCGTTATTGGCATTAGTTGCCCATGCTTGCAAGCTAGTAGTATCTGCTGGCAATTCGCCGGGCGGGTCACCGATAATGAACGCAGTATTCTTACGATCAGTATTCAGTGTAACCATCTCGTCTAAGCACTCAATGTATCCAGGAGTTGCTAGCAAGTTGAAGTTGATCGCATCGCCTCTGATAGCTTGATTGCTAACCAACGATGCTTGTAGTGCTTGCACTACCATCCTGCGCTGAGCACTAGATCCCATGTACGGAGTACCATCCGGGCGGTTACCGCTAGCAGTAACCCATGCATTTGGATCATATCCTGCAGCGGTATCAACGTCGGGGAAGTAGTCTACCATGTATTCTTTCACGTTATATGTGCTGTAACGTGTGTTGAACAACATCATACCACTTGGATACAGTTCTGCATTTGGTGCATCACTGTCTACATAATCGCTGATCACCATAGCACTAGGTGCTTGGCTTCCTGTGGTCTTACCATCGTCGTTCCAACGTGCATCATTGAATATGATGCCTGACGGGCTACTGTGGTCAGTGTTGTCTACCAACGCAAATGTGCTTGAGGTGCCATCGTACCGATATATCTGTGGGTATGGTTCAACTGCCGAATCAACCCAGATATCGTTGGTTACAAGTGGCGTGCCATCGCTTTGTTCTGTTGGTTGGCTACCACTGATGATTGGACCATTTGGATCAGTTGCAGGGTATGCTTCTCTGTAGCCTTGCCAAATCTGTCCATCGCCAACCATGATATCAACTTGTAGATCGGTATTATACCACAGCGTACCATTAGCAGGTGCACCAGCAGGCGCAGTTGCTCCGGCAGTATATGTTAACGATACCCACGCACTACCATCCCAATAGTACAGGACCATGTTTGCTTCTGGCGGTATATTGCCGTCGCTGTCATAGCGTGCATACACCGTGCCTATTGTCTTGTTAGCACCAAATGCAGCATTGGCCACAGCATCGCTGCTGTACAATGGTACAGTACCGCTGTTTGGATTTGTGTTTTGCTGTACCCAAACAGTACCGTTATATTTCTTTACCACCAAGCTGGTGCCACGGTCTTGTGCAGTAGTGTTTATCCAAACGTTGGTAGCTGCAGTCTGTGCTAGCGTGCTAGGCACAGTCAGTGTTGGGTAATAACCTTGATACACCAGCTCTCGGCCAAACACATAGCCAACCTCTATACCAGAACCAGCTAACGGTGTACCGCTGATATCCTTGAGGACAAACTGCGTAGCGTTAGAGTTGGTTATCTTTAGATAGTTACCCGTTGCAACGCTAGCTACGATAGGACCACTTGGGAATGCAGTATTGATCGCAGCAACTACACCTGCTAGAGTGTTGTTTGGACTAGCGGGAACATTTATGGTTACAGCAGTGCCAGTGCCAGGATCTATGCTAAACGTATTGCTAGTAAGGAATGCCATGGTCACATTGAACGTAGCAGCAGAACCGCTGCCGCCAGTGACCGTTACTGGGTTGGTCGGAGCCACAGTGTATACTCCCGCTGTTAACACAGTTACTGTGTTAACTGTCCAGCCCAGTGTTACTGTAGCGCTGATACCGCTGCCGCTAGTTGAATTTGGAGTTACAGGGTTGCTTGGATTCGCAGCCGCACGCTGTCCACCGCTGACTATTGATAGTGTAAGTATTCCACCACTACCATCTACAGTGTCAACTTCTAATACAACTGGGCTGGTATTGCCAGTGCTGAAAGTCAGCCTGTCGGCGGCCGCATAACCGCTACCTGTAGCAGATATTGATGCAGCTATCACTTTCACGCTGGCCACAGCCAACTGTGCGGCCACCGAACTTGTACCGCCAACAACATTGAGGGTATCACCAACTATGTAACCAGTGCCTGGTGCAACTGTTACAGCACTGCCAACTGACAGCGTTGCAGCCACATAGCTAGGATTGGCAACGGTACCTGTTACACTACCGTAATAGGTCTGGGTAATAGGCATACCTGCAGTTTGCCACGGGTGTGTGAGATCAGCTTGGTTGCTGATGTCATTGAAATATGTGTCAGTGCTGTCATAGTTGGTTATGGTTAGATAGTTGTTATTACCAGAAGTTGTTATAGATGCATATGCATTGTAGCTAGCATTGTCGAGTTCGGCATTAATTTCTGCAACAAACGACGCTAGTGTTGTACCGGGTAACGTTATGGTAATTGGGCTAGCGCCGCCAATGCTGATAGTGCATGAACTCAATGCAGTAAATGTTGGATTAACAACAGATCCTGTGATCACTCGCGGCGTTGCTTCTTGCCAACCCCAACCCGGATAGCTAGCATCGGTACTACCAACTTTGAACCACCATGCAGCAGTGTCGCCGTTTAGAGTGGTCTGCGTGATCTTCTGCCATATGCTGTTCTTTTTCAAACTGTCATATTGATTGGTACTGTATGCGTCTACTACAAAACTACCAGATGTGCCAAATGCTGCAGCAGGTACTATGTAATTGACGGGCGATGTACTTGCAAAACCAAGATTGGTGAGTATGGTAGCATTTGAGCTAGTTAGAACAATAGACGTATCAATATCGCTGCTTACTATGCGCAGATAGTACATGTCGGCGATCGCAGTAACCTGCACATCTGGTTTACCTGTACGAGCATAGATAACTGCCGATATGCCATTCTGATGGATCACTGAATTATTGATTGCGCTAGCAACATCGCTGAGGCTCATACCAGTTGTAAGTGCAATCACAGTACCGTTAATGACTAGATTGTTGGATACCGTTATTAGTGCTGTACTGGCGCTAGTACCAGTTGAAGTACCCTGCACAATGTTCTCGAGATATGTAGCTGATGTTAACACAGTTGGAGTCTTAGCTGCCCAGCTCAGTGCGCTGTTAACGTTACCGTTGCTAGTGAATATTCCCCAAGTTGACTGCGACGTATCAAACCAATATTGATTAACTGCTGCTTCTCCAGTTGGCTCAGTTGTGGTCGGTACCATCTGTGTGAGATCTACATCCCCTCTGAGCACATATGCCG